GACGCACCCTTGGAGTTTATCGTCAGCGAGCACAGAATGCCTACGAAGAAAGCTACAGTTACCTGGAACTGGTAGACGGTGTGGCCATCTACGATTTGCCACAGGAAGTTATTCAAGTCAAACAGATCTTCCGAAGAACATTTGGAAATTCCCAAGGCCCATTTGCATCAAACTTTGATCCGTTTGCTCAGGCACAAATGAGCGTGTATCTCATGAACTTCAATGTAGCAGGCGGTCTGGCCACATACGACTTTTACAGCCAATATGTGGAACTGGCCGCAAGAATGTTTGGTGGTTACATGAACTTCACATGGAATCCAGTTACTAAAAAGCTGCAACTGATCCGCGATCCCAACGGATCCGGCGAAAATGTACTGTTGTGGACCTACAATCTCAAGCCAGAATTCAATCTGTTGCGTGACTTTCAAATATCACAATGGATTCGTGACTACATGGTGGCCAACTGTAAAATGATCATTGGTGAAGCTCGTGAAAAGTTTGGTACCATTGCTGGACCGCAAGGTGGCGGCACACTAAACGGTGCTGCAATGAAAAGCGAAGCACAGACACAAATGGATAACTTATTGGTAGATCTCAAGAACTATATAGATGGATCCGAACCACTCAGTTGGGTAATTGGCTAATAAAACCAGTTGTTTGAACAAACACTGCTAGGCAAATTGTCATAAATCTGTTATACTATCAGTATGGCAGACTTAATGATCGATCTTGAAGGACTTGGTACAGGTCCCGACACCACAATACTAACCATAGCCGCCCAGAGCTTTGATCCCTTGGGCACCGGTTACTACCAACGGCATTACTATGCTCGTATTGATCTTGAAAGTCAATCCGCTCGCAGTATACAGCAAGACACTATAGACTGGTGGGCGACCCAACCCGCTGCGGCTCGCGACGAAGCATTCAATGAAGCAGATCGTGTTCCATTGGATCAAGCCCTGGACGAGCTGGGCAAACTGATATGGCAAAGCAAGCGCATATGGGCGCAAGGTCCCACATATGATATGAATATTCTTGAACATGCATATAAAAGTTACAGCAAACCCCTGCCGTGGTTGTTTTATGTAGTTCGTGATAGTCGTACTGTGTTCGGGCTGTGGCCCGAGCTGCCTAAGCCGCCCACAAGCCACCACGCTTTGGAAGATTGTCGTAGGCAAATTGCCATGTTGCAGACAACCCTGCAACATCTAAATGTAACGGAACTGTCATGAAAATTGGTATATTTGGTGATAGTTATGCAGCAGAAAAGTATGGCCCTATAGCCTGGAGTCACTTATTGCGAACACAATATCACTACAACATATACAATTATGCGTGGTCTGGTACTTGTTTGTTCTGGTCGTATCAACAGTTAATAAAACATATTGATAATCTCGACACTGTAATATTTGTTGCAACTCAAAGCGGTCGGCTTGCCGGACCGGATCCGACCACGACGCCGGATTCACTGCATAATATTTCTTGTATGTTCAACACCCAATATGCAATTAAAAATAATCCATCAATGGATCTAAATCGTTTGGCTGTGTTTAAAGCTGCTGAGCAGTATCATTTAAACTTGACCAATGACCAGTTTGATACATTTGTGCATAATCAAACTATAAAAGAGATTATCAGGCTATGTGGGAAACGCGGAAAAAAACTCATAATGATTCCGGCATTTGATGTGAACATTACTCGTCGGTCGGCATTTCGGTGTTCGCTAACCGATGTATCACATAAGGAATTAACTACACAATTTGGTTCACAACATCAAGGATATGTTCTGGAAAAGGGTACACGAGCCAATCACATGAGTAAAGAAAATAACATAGTCTTTGCTGGAATTGTTGATAGACTGTTGCGTGACGAAGTCTTTTCAATCGGCCTAGACGATTTTGTATTTAAAAAAGTTGCTGATCCCGAGTTGTATTGGGACATTTAAAATAAGGTAAAATTTATGATCATTGGTGTATGCGGATTCATTGGTAGCGGCAAAGACACTGTTGCGGATTACTTGACTAACTTTCATGGATTTCGTCGAGAATCGTTTGCCAACAGTTTAAAAGATGCTGTGGCACAGGTGTTTGGATGGGATCGAATCATGCTGGAAGGTCGCACAACACAAGCTCGTGCCTGGCGCGAACAAGTTGATCCATGGTGGGCTCAGCGGCTTGATATGCCCGATCTTACACCGCGTTGGGTACTGCAACACTGGGGCACTGAAGTGTGCCGAAAAGCGTTTCACGATGATATTTGGATTGCTTCATTAGAAAATAAACTGCGAAACAGCACCGACAACATTGTTATCAGTGACTGTCGCTTTCCCAACGAAATTCGATCAATTAAAGATGCAGGTGGCATTGTTATTCGTGTAAAACGTGGCGCTGAGCCAGACTGGTACAATGATGCTGCGGATATGAATGCCGGCGATCGGTGTTTAAACTACATGACTGCTAAAGTACGGATGCAAAAACTAGGAATACATGCCAGTGAAACAGCATGGGTAGGCACCAAGTTTGATGCAGTATTGCTCAATGACTCTACCATCGACGATTTGTTTGAGCAAGTTAAAAGTCTGGCGTTAAGTCACCTGGCTGCCAAGGCAAATCAGACTTTTTGATTTCAACTGTACAATTCAAACATACGGTCTTTAAATTGGTTGCATTGGTATTGTGCAGATTACTGTCTGCATGATATACCAACAACTGAGCTGCATATTTTGATTTGAACCCACACCGGTCACAGGTGGTTTTTTTCTTGTAGCCGGCTGATTGCCATCGAGCCACCGGAGGTTTGATGCGCCGTTTTTTCTTAATGCATTGATCGCATCGAGATCTATAGTGTGCCATGCCATCACGATAGTAGTTAACAGCACACAGTCGTTGGCTGCAAGCAGTACACATTGGTCTTTCCATGATGTATTTACCATAAAACCTTTCCTAAAGGACAACATCGTGGCGGTTTTTCTGCGCAAGCGCTAAATATTAGCAACTAGGAAAAGGACCAGACCATGGCACTAACATCACCAGGCGTAGAAGTAACCATCATTGACGAGAGTCAGTATATCCCGTCGGCTACCAATTCGGTACCGTACATTTTATTGGCAACTGCCCAGAACAAAGCCAGTGCAGCCGGAGTAGGCGTAGCACCAGGAACATTGGCAGCCAACGCTAATAGAGTATACTTAATTACAAGTCAGCGTGATTTGGCCGCCACATACGGTAATCCATTCTTCTACAAAACAACTGCTGGTACACCAATCAATGGTTACGAGCTGAACGAATACGGATTATTGGCTGCTTACTCTGCATTGGGTGCAAGCAATCGTGTGTATGTTCAGCGTGTTGACATTGACTTGACTGAGCTAACAGCCACATTGACTCGCCCAACTGGTTCGCCAAACAACAATACTTACTGGTTAGATACTACCAACTCACGATGGGGTATTTTTCAATGGAATGAAACCACTGCTGCGTTCACTGTGCAAACTCCATTGGTGATTACAAGCACAACACAATTGGAAGTTTCCAGCACAGTTCCTTTACAAACAGTTGGCAGCATTGGTGATTATGCTATCACCGCTGCTACCGCTGCCACAACATTTAATCCAGGATATTTCAAGCGTGGAGGTCCAACATCTGCTCAGACCAGCTCTGTAGAATTGGCAGACCTGTACAACACTTGGGTGTTGATTGGCAGCGATGAATGGAAAACTTCATGGCCCACAGTTTCTGGCACATTGGCTCCAACATCATTGACTGCCGGCAATACATTCACAGTGAATGACACTTTGATCACTGTGCCAGTTAGCCCTAACAACACAGTAGATGGTATTGCAGATGCAATCAACAGTGCAAATATCACAGGTGTATATGCTGCTACCATTGGTGGTAGACTGTACATGTACGCTGATTCTACCGCGTCCAATGACGGTAGCACAGGCAACGGCGGCATTATTTCAATTGCAACCGGCACAGGCACGCCACTAACTACATTGGGCATTACAGCTGGTGATTCGTATGCTCCGGCTTTCTTGGCTGCACCTAGTTATGATGCACCACGCTGGGGTTCCACACAAACTCAACCACACCCAACTGGCAGTGTATGGCAAAAGATTTCAAGCGTAAACGAAGGTGCTGCATTATCTGTCAAG